ATTAATCATGTTACCATTTACATATACTTCAAATGCATTAGGTTTGATACCACGGACAACCTTTACATCCTTAGTTCCAATACTGAATTCTACTTCAACAACAGACGAACCGTTGTTTACTGAATTAACTAATTGCTTCTTTGATATATTACGGAAGGGTTTATTAAATAACCCAAAACAAAGAGCATCCAAAACAGTACTTTTACCAGCACCATTCTCTCCAATAATTAATGTAGTTGGACTTCTATCCAACTGTATTTCAGTAAAGTTATTTCCTGTTGAAAGAAAGTTCTTCCAACGCACAGTTTTAAATATTATCATTACAGTTCTAAATCACTCGCTTCAAGATATAAAGATTTCATCATATTTGTTAGTCTGTTCTTATCTAGTGTCACATCTAATTCTGCAATGTAACGCTCTAGTAAAGTCATAGTATCTTCTGCATTCTGTACGATAGTATCATCGACATTCTCTGCATCCAATTCACTAAAGTCCTCTACAATCTTCACCTCGTGGGCGCCAGACTCACCTAATACTCTATCAATAAATCTATCAAATGCATAGAAGTCTTTCTTGTTGACTACTATTATTTTGACAAATTTATTCTTCAATTCACTTACATCAAACTGAGTATAGTCCTTTGTTGTTTCATCGTAATACACTTTCTGAAAGATTGTGTATGGATTAATAATACGTTCAAGTTCCCTTGTTGATGTATCAAAGATGTGGAAACCTTTAGGGCATCCATCATCACTCCAAGTCATTTGGTAAGTATTACCTAAGTAGTATACCTGTCCATCATCAGATTTTTTGTGGAAGTGACCAGAAAATACTGTGTCAAATTTGTGTAAGAATTGTTTATCGTAACCACCTTCTGCATAGTGTCCAGCATGCATTTCGAAACCATTAATTTCCAAGTGTCCCATAGCAACTTGTGCTTTGGTTGACTTGATATGTTCCATTGTGTGTGCATAGTTGTCTGGACAAATCCAAGGTAAGAAACAAATTGGTGTACCATCAAATTCAACAGTGGTTGCTTCTGGATAAACAAACATCTTAGGATATCGTCCCTCTACAAGTTCTGCAAGAGAGTTAACATCATTAGTGTTCTTATAGAATGTGTCGTGATTACCCACCATCATGTGGAGAGTAACACCTTTGTCTACAAATCTTTGAATAAACCTTGTACGGAAATCCTGGGCAATCTTATAGGAAACAAACTTACGTCTGTCCATAACGTCACCCAAGTGAATAACCGTATCAATATTATTCTCTTCAATGTAAGGAAAGAATACCTCTTCCCAGAATTTATAAAAGTAGTCATTGAAAGCAAGGTTATCATTTCTTGCACCAAAGTGTGTATCAGTTATTAGTGCTATCTTCATTTACGTCTTCACCTGTGTCATCATAAAATTTTTCAAGTCCTTTGGGTTCTTTCTTAGTTTTCTTCTTTGGTTTATAAACAGCTTCAGCAGGAAGGAAGTTCTTTTGTAGATAATCTACGAACTGTGCCTGTTCCATGTCTTCTCCCATAGCCATAACATCAACACTCATATTTTCAATCACCTTGTGACGAATGTGTTGTTGTTTCTTTTCTTTTTGAATTCTACGAATGAACGCATAATATATGATTTGCGTGAAGTAAGCAAATGGGTTGTTAGATTTCTCTGGATTGAAGTTGCCACAGTATTGTAGACAGTTTTCAATGCCATCAGAAATCATTTCATCCCTGTATGTATAATTAATAAAGTTTGGTCTGTATGATAGGTGGTTTGCGATTTTAAGGAAGCACTCACCTATGTAGTTAGTAACTGGCGGTTGTGGTTCACCAAGTTCCTCTGCGTCCTTACATTTGTCTTTCCACCCCTTCATTGCCTCTAAAAAATCTTTATTATTGACATAGTGTGGTTTTTGTTTTGGTTTCATAATAATTCTTTCCACAGTGTTTGATGGGTATATTCCCAACTATTCATACATAATACTATATCTTGTGCCGGATGTCAATAGTTTATTCTAATTAAATTTATTTCAAAAAACTTCTTGACAATCTCTTGACAACAGGGTATATTTACTATGCTGGGTTAGAGAATGAATAAGAGTATAGATAACTAGTGTAATAACTTAGAAGTAATTCTATAGTCATCCAAGTCATCAAATAAGTCTTCCTCTTCTTCAATAGACCTTAATTGTCGGTCTGTAGGATAAATGGAATCAGATTCATCCTCGGCATCCATCCTATTAATACAATGTTCATAAAACTTAGTTAACCCTAAAGACGCTCTTGTTATAACGAGAACTTGAGTTTTGGGTATATCATAAACATTATCCTCAGAGAAGTGTATCCATCTTTGTAGAGATATAGATTCTTCTATTCCTTGTTTAGTTGCTCTAGGAATACAAGATAATTTTAGGGGGTGAGATACAACAAAAGTCTTAGGTTGGTCATCATCTACTAGTCTGGCAATAATCTCCTCGCCACTTGACAGTTTTAGAATCTTTGTAATCTTCTCATCTGTCATTTCATTTTTATCCTTTGTATTTGATAATCGAATTGTTCTTCATTGTATATATTTATTCGTTCTAGAAAATGGTTTATAGTAAAGTTCTTCTTTGACTTGTATGTGAAATCATCTGCTATATCGAAGAGGGTAGCGGTATCCTTACTTTCACTCCTACGCAATCCACGGCCAATCGACTGCAAGGCACGAACTCTGGATTTACTTGGACTTGAGAACACGATGTTATGAAGATTGCGAATATTGATACCAGTACTAAAAGTGCCATAGGAGGCGATGATGATTGCGTCCTTCTCTTGTTCTGTAATTGCACGAATATCTTCTCTTGTTTGTGTGTCTGTTCCACCGTATACGAAAAACACTTTTCTATCAGTTTCCTCACTAATCATTTCGTGAAGAACTTTGCCGTGTTTCTCTACATACTGAAACAAGACTAGTGTATTACTTTTTAGTCTTAATGTCAAGTCACGAATAAACTCGTTACGAGCAGTGTGGGAAACTATGTAATCCATTTCATCTTGATAACTCATACCTTTAACTAGTTTACACTCTGTTTCTGGATATGTCAAGACTAAAGCTTTAATATTGAAATCTGATAATGTTTTTTCGTCAATCAACTTCTTAGTAGTTACTACTTTATTTAGTGTACCAAATAACCCCTCTAGTACCAGTCTGTGTGTCTGCATACCGTCCAGCGTTCCTGTAAGTCCAAAGCGGTACTTGCATTGGTGCATTTTAGTTAATATAGATGTAAGTGATTTTGCTTTGAATAAGTGAGCCTCATCGCCAACAACCATTCCAAATTGATTGAAATAACTAGTCGGCATCTTGTATAGTGATTGCCATGTTGATATAACAACATCTTTTGTTACATTCTTGTCATGTCCACTGTATACTTTTTGAATATGTGCTTCTTGCCATCCGTAATCAATAAAGTCTGATGCCATCTGTTCAACCAGTGATGTTGTGGGAACAAGTATGAGTATCTTATCATTTAGTTCGTCTATAAGTCTTAGAGTGTAATACCTTACTAAGATATAGATAATGAGTGACTTGCCCGAAGCAGTAGGAGATAACAGCAAAGCACGATGGTTTCTAATTGCGTGTTCCACGGCATCAACTTGGTAGTCACGAGGTTTAATAGATTTTCCTCTTGCTCGAATATTAAGTTGTCGTATGAATCCGTCCAGAATGGGTCTATCGATTTGTTTCTCATCTTTAAGTTCCTCACTTATTTCATATGGTTCATCGTAGTCTTCCAACCACTTTTCTAAATATGGAAGTAGTCCCATATACAGTTCTCCGTTTGCTGGAGAATATAATCTTATCTTACCATCCCAAATACGATTGCGATATGCAGGCATAAACCTTGCGCCTGGCACCTCAAACGTAAAGAAGTCTGATAAAGAACGAGCAGTTGAAGGTTCTGCTTCTACCGTTAAGTAGACTTCATTTTTTTTAGTGACCTTAGATTTCACCAGTTTCAAACTTTCTCCAAGCAATTGCGTTTTTGATATTCCACTGTCTGTCGGATATATTCTTTAGATACCTTTCACAAGTATCAACACACATCTCATAGTACTCTACAAGTGCTTGTTGTTTTGCTAAGTCTTCATCTGCATCAAGGTAAATGTGCAAGTCTGCTTTTAGTATTTTGTGGTCAAAGGGATTATCACGATATACTTGAGGGTCTGATTTTCCTGTAAAGTATTCCCACTTCTGAAGTTTTAGACGCTTGAGGTCTTTCCTCTTTGTAATAAGAAGTCCCTTAAAGTGGTTTAGATATGTTAGGTATTTTTGATGAAGTGCAGCGTTTCTGGTAGATTCAGATGCTAACTCTAAGTCATCTATCTTTAGGTCTTTTTCAGCTTGTTTCTGTATTTCTTCTAGGTTCATTATGTATTCACATCCTAATAATAAAGTCGAGCAGATTGGGTTGTAACTTGCGTTACTAAATTATTCCACTTGGGAACTCAGAAAAAGATTGTTCAAGTCAACCATCTTCTGCTCATAGTTATTTATAATACTTCAAAAGTATACAAGTCGTACTTGAAAGTAACACTTGCAGTTAACTGTTCTGTATCTGTTATCTGTGTATTGTAAGTCAATCCAGATAGTGTTGTTGGGAAACAGTTCTTAAAGTTTACTTTTAACGAAGGGTTGTTTTTGTTTGTCAGTATTGTTAGTGTTGCATCACTCATTAGAGTAGATGGATTGGAGAGATTACCACTATTTGGTTTCAACCCAGCATCTTCTACAACTGCTTTTGCGTGTTGTGGATTATCCTGTGGAAAACCAATACCTATCATCCAGTCGTGTATCTCACGATAGTTCTGCAAATTTTCATTTACTAGAAACGTGATTTCCAAATCTGCAAAGTCCATAGTGTCACCCATGAATGCGATAGACTTCAATGGAGTGTTCATCTCAGCATCACCTGTAAATGAAATCGCTGGTATGTTTGCACCTGTAGTGAAGTACTCTACATTGGGTATCTTTAATAGACTAAACTTAAACTGACTTGGACTTGCAAAATCTAAGTTAGTTGGTTGTCTTGCGAGTGGATTTATTGCTACCATAGTATTCTTCCTTTATACTATTTATAACGAAAAAAAGGGACACCGAAGTGTCCCTTTCTAAATTCAATGAGAATTTATTACTACATGATGTTAGTAACTTGTACTCTTCTGTAGTATACGTTGTCGTTAGCAGTAAGAGCACCACTTCTGACAGTTGCACCACCAGCAAATGGGTTTGCAGTAAGACCATAACGAGTCTTGAAACCGATTTTAGGTTGGAATGTGTTCTCACCAACTGCACGAACCATTTGTAATGGAACGTATGGGCAGTAGAAAAGACCAGCATCGTATGGTGATGTACCCTTATATCCAACAGTGTAATACTGTTTTGCAGCTTGGTTTGCTGAATATGGGTCAATGTACACCTTGAAGCGTCCGTTAAGAACACCAGCAAAAGTATTACCAGCATCGTCAACATTCAAGTTGTTGTTAAGAGCAGGAGTGTAATCAAGTACACCTGCCATTTGAAGTGCAGAAGCAACATCAGATGAACAGATAATTACGTTACCTTTTCCTCTACGAGTTTCTTGAGCGATTGCGTTAGCATCTCTTTCAAGTTGGAACATAAGTCCTTTGAACTTCTCAACTGACCAACGACCATTTGAGTCAACATCCATATCAAAGATACCTGTTGTTGCAGTATCAACCTGAGCACCTGGCTTTGCAGTTACATAGATTGTTCTGATAAGTTCTCTGTTAATCTCATTCAAGATTTCAGAAGAAAGGATATTTGCAAGTTCTGTCTCAGCATCCAAACCGTGGATTGCTTTAAGGTCTTGTGCAAGTTCCATTGTGTACTCTGCCTTAAGAGCACGTGACTTTGCTTCTACTGAGTTCTTTTCGATTGAGAATGACATCTCAGCGAAAGAGTTAGATGCAGAATCACCGAGTGCTTCAGCAGCACCTCTAGTCATACCTGTACCACTAGTATATGAGCCTGGTGAACCATCGTTAAGAACAGCAGGGTTTGTACCAGCTTGTGTACCAGCACCTGAGAAATCTGAGTCTGCTTCTGCATACTGATTCTCTGTACCAGTTTGGTTGGTATATCTTGAACGCATTGCGAAGATAAGACCAGTTGGCCCTGTCATTGGTTGTACACCAGCAACATCGTATGCAATCAAGTTTGGCATAGCACGTCTGACAAGTGAAATCAAAATTGGATCCCAATTATCTACGTTATTGCCGGTTGCGTTAGTTGGCGCAGCTTCTCCGAGGAAACCTTTGTCCTCTTTAAGTGCTTTTTCTTGGTTTTCTAGGATAACAGTAGTTACAGCCTTACGATAAGAATCACTAATCTCTGGAAGGTCATTGTGTTCTAGGACTGGTTGCCACTTTTCCTGTAAATGTTCAGTTTGAAACATTTGTATTTCTCCTTATTGAGTTTTCTAATAATATTTATAAAAAACGATTATTACACCGTTATTTTGCACGCTTTACGTTTTTACTAATCGCACTCATATAAGCACTCATAGCACCAGTAGTATCGAAGGACTGACCATCTTCTGATGGAGTGTCCACTGATTCAGCGACAGTTGTTGCTTTCGGAAAATAACTTTCCTTCAGCGTGTCAAGTTTACTTCTGAAAGAATCTTCATCAGCAAAATCAACATCTTCTGCAAGAGACTTAAACTTTTCGACTTCAGTGTCAGCCAAGTCCGAAGCAACCTCTGCAAATACTGACTCCCTTACCAATACATCTTTTTCACTTTTTAGTGAAGCAGACTTCTCGATTTGTTCATTCAGTTTGGCTTCTAGTTCATCAATCTTTGTAGACTGAGTACCTAGAATATCGTACTTCTCATCAGGCACATCGATATAATGTTCTGTGAAAAGGTTTTTCAATCCAGAAATGAAGTCTTCTGCAATCTCACCTTTAAGGCCTCTTTCGATTGCGATTTCATTTTCTTTCATCCATTCTTCAACAACATAGTTCATGTATGAGTCAACTTTTTCAGTCAATTCAGTATGAATTCTGTTTGTCTCTTCAGCAACTTCTTGTACTTTTGCTTCTTCAATTCTTTCTACTTCTGAACGAAGTTTAGATTTGACAGCAGCTTCAAATACTACAGATGCTTTTTCTTTGAACTCTTCAGATAGTTCTTCACCATCTGTAAGTGCAGTTACGTCCTCTGATACGTCAACTGATGCAAGTCTTTCGTCAAGAGTAGACTCGTCAACCTTTTCGGCATCCTTGTCTTCTTCTTTCTTATCGACTTCTTCATCCTTCTTCATCATCGCATCGTAAGATGCTTTAAGTTCACTTGCATTCATCTTTTCCATTTCGGAATACATTGCTGCAAGAGTATCTTTTTTAGTCATTTTGCCTTCTACGATTTCTTCTGCATCGTCATCGGCGAGTTCAGTATCTTCACTCTTAGTTGCGTTAGGTTTTGGGTCAGCAGCTTTCTTCATCTTTTTAGCAGATTTCTCTGAACCTGATTCAGCTTCTGGGGACTCATTACCGGCACCACCAAGGTCTTCAACTTCACCCTCTTGCTTTTCCATTGGGTCGGATTTACCAGCAGTTGCGCCAGGTGCTTTTGCTTCTTCAAGCTCGGCGTGGACTTCTGCTTCTAATTCCTCAATGGTTTTGTCTAGTTCTGACATAGGGTTTTCTCCTTGAGTTTTGTTTCTCAACATATTTATAATGATTAAAATTTTGACAAGAATTTTGCAAACGCAAGAGCGGAAACATTTGACTGTCTACGTCTTACATTTTCATTAATCTCATCCTTGATTTCGGCAACGTCAACTTCTTTTAGTAAACCGTTATTCCATACCCACTCTTTACCTTCCATAATCCCTTCAACAAAGGCTTGAGGTGCAGATGGGTCTGCAACAATATCCGCCGCAGTGGCAAGATAAAAATCATCTTTCACATAATTAGCACCACTCTTATTTTCGATAGAACCCATACCTCTTGAAGAGACACCGAGTTTTCCACCGTCCTTGATTAGTGCTTTCGCAATTTCCCCCATTGGAGTTGAGAGCAGTTTCGCCTCACCAATAAAGTTCTTTCCATCAGCTTCCAGTTTAGTTATCATGTGTGATACCCTGTCAAGATTGACAGTAGGGCCTTCAGGATGACCTAACTCCCCAAACGCCCGACCTTCAGCAACAAATTCTTTATTATAACGAGCGACTTCTTTTTGAAGTACACCCATAGGGTAGACACGACCATTACGGTTCTTCATGTCTGCCTGCATGAAAATTCCACGAATCTTCATATCCTTTTTACCATCAGATTTTTCTTCTGTGATATATTCTACTTCTTGTATCTGTTCTGCAATTAGTTTCATATTAGAACCCCGCTGATACTATTGGTGTAATGAAAAGTGATGTTGCACCACGCATTCCTACTCCAATATCTGTGTGAACAATAACACCAGCATTCGCATTAATTCTAATTGAACCAGTGTCGCCATTATCATCAGCATTTCTAATTGTAACTGCCTGTTTTGAACCGTTGTTAAAAACATAATGTGCAGTTGCAGTTTTGCCTCTAGTCACGTTGGTGGCGAGTGCTTCTTCTGCTCCGATTATTTTCATGTCATTCTTCCTAAATTGATAATAGTTCTTTTTCAAAATAGTCCATAAGCGCCTTATTCGGAACTTTGAACTTCTTAGAAACACTATTTATTGTTTTATCAAAAGTATTTAGGAAATCTGAAGGTTTCGCATCCATTTCCTTAAAAATAGCGTCAATAGCATTTTGCATCTTAGGAGACAACTTCTTGTACTCCTTAGATTTCTTATGCTCATCTTTCTCTGGTAAGTTCTGTTTGAACTCTGAGAGAGTTTTACTCACTATCTTCTACCTCTGGGATGTGATGTGTAACGAATGTTTTCGCAACATCTTGTCTTTTAGTTTCCAGTGCGTCACCCACTTTTGCTGCAAGAGCATTATTGAAATGTGTTTCTGCTGAAAGGTTATCACCTGACGCAATTGAACTTACAAAGTCTTTTACGTTTTCCATTACTTATCTCCTAAATCTGGATTATTTGTAGCAAACATACCATCGTCAGCACCCTGACCATCCATTTCGCCACCTGCTTCATCTTTTATCTGTGTTTCGACTTCTTCAATCTCATCATCAGACATTCTTAGTACTTGTTTTCTTACATACTCCTTAGAGAAATATGTACCGACATAACTTTCAATCGTTCCCAACATATCTAAACGGTTCTGTAGAATTTCTGCATTCTTCAGTTCTGTAAAGTGTCCGTCTTGCATAAAGTCAAACTGCAAGTGTTCTTTAATCAACGGCCATTCGTCTTCTGCGATTACACCTTTAAGAATAAGTTGTGTACGAAGCATATCCAAGAACAGTGTAGAAAACTTCTTACGAATTTTCTGTACGAACTTAGTAAACTTGAGTTCATCTCTTGTGATGTTATCGGAACGACCAATAGAGAATGAGTTCTCTGCCTCAAGTCTTGAGATTGGTACGTTCAGTGAACGATATAATTTGTTTTGGAAGTATTTGATATCATCAATCTCACCAAGGTTTGAACCGCCTGGCAAAGTTGTAATCTCTGTACCTCTACCACCTTCTCTACGAGGCAACCAGAAGTCTTCCAACATAGACATATGATTTCTGTCATCTCTAATCTCACCAGTTCGTGCATCATACACCAACTTGTTACGATAACGATTCATTACGTCTTTCAAGTATGCTTCTGCTTTGACTTTAGGTAAGTTACCAACATCAATGTAGAAGATACGTCTTTCAGGCGCACGAGAGATACGATAGATAACCAACGCATCCTCAATCATACGCAACTGATTGACAGGTTTAATTGCTTTGTGTAAGTAAGACATTACTGTACCCTGATGCATATCGACCAAACCTGATGGACAGTATGTGATAGAGTCAGCAGTAATACGAATACCGTTAGATGTTCCTGTATTCTGTTCCCAACCTTTGTCGTTGAACAAGTAGAAATCTTCAACACCTTTGACCATATCCATGCCAAATTTACCGTCTTGTTCTTTCCTTGTCTCTCTTACTTTCTTAATCTTACGAGGGTCAATATATCGAACCTCTTTAATTCCCTTGCGAGGAGATTTTGAATCAATAAGTTTGTGATAGTAAATCCTTCCATCCACATACCAACGCCTAAAAATGTCATGTCCTTTTGAATCAAAGTCAAGCAAACGCAAGACCTCGTTGAACTCTTCACGAATTTTAGATTTGATTTTTGGGGAAAGGTCTAGTCTATCAAGACTAACTGCAACAGATTGTCCTCTTTCGTCAGAGACAATTGATTCGTTTGCGATATCTTCAATAGCACTATCACACTCTGGTTGTTGTGCAATATCACGATATCGTCTAATTAAATCTACTTCATTTCTTTCACGACCATCCATATCAAGGACGGACGCATAATGTCCACCACCTGATACTACATCAAGGGTGCCATCGTCAGTAGAGGGAGCAGTGAAACCATCACTACCCCCACCCTGATTTGCTTTTGTGATTCTGAAACCAAAAAGTTCAGCCATAATATTAAGTCTCCTAATTTTACCCTACTATTTAGTAGGATTGTAAAACTAGTTTGCTAAATTACTTGCAGAGAAACTAGTGTATCTCCAAGTAACATCAAAGGTTTCAATTTCACTTACAGTATCATAGTTCAAGTCAATTGGCGCAATAACTGTTGGCCAACAATTCTTGAGGGTATAAGACTTTAGAATTTTACCATCTCTACCCAATTGGTCAACAAAGAGGTCAGCAACATAAAGTGCCATGTTGTCAACACCCTGATTATCGTCCAAGTCGTTAATACCGTTCATCCATGATTCCATACCATTTCTGACAAAGAAGTCTGTGTCATTGATGATAGTAGTATTCCATGTCTCGAAAGTTCTGTCACCAGCGATATACAATTGTCTACCTCTGAAGTTTACAGGAATTTCTGTAATGGTTTGACCAGGCAACTGTGCAGCCTTAATCATAAATGATGTTTTTTCAAACTGTCCTTCTAGTCCAGTTGCAACAGCTGGAGTTGTAACTGTTACTCTGAATTGGTTTGCTCTTGCACCACCACCTTGTAGTTGTGATTTGAAGTTGTCTATACTAGCCATGATTAACCTCCTACCTCACTAAACTCGACACCAGTTCTTACGGCGATAAAGTTCAGTGTAATAAAGTTGATTGAACGGGCAGGTTTAATAAAAATGTCTCCAACGAATTCATTTCTATCAATCACCTCTCCAGTGTTATTTGTTCCGTCACAAACAACAGAGAAGTCAGTAATACCTCTTCTACCTTGTACGTCACGAAGGAATGGTTCTACTAGGTTTCTAAATTGTGCCTGTGTGAAGTTATCATTAAACTCAAACAGTTGGAATTTAGCAGCAGTTGCAATCGCCTTCTCAAGTACGAGGAACAATCTACGCACGTTAATTCTATCAAAAGCAGAAGGTCTTGAAAGAGCAGTCTTGTCACCAAACAAGAGTGTTCCCTGACCTGGCTGTGAAATGACAGGATTGATACGAGCAGGATAAATGATATCCCTTTGAGATTTGTTAGGATTGTATGCAAGTTTAACTGCACCACGAATCTGTCCTCTGTTGTAACCAGCAGGTGAAAACCAAGGGTCAGCAACATTGTCTGTATTCGCAGCAAGTCCAGCGATATCACCGTTCAAAGGAACGTAACGATATACATCTGAGTATCTGTCATACATATACTTGTAACCAGAATCAAACACTGCATAAGACGAACTTGCGAGTTGGTCAAAGAAACCAACAACATTAGATGTCTGAGTGATAGCACTTGTTATACCAACAACATCTTCTCTTCTTGGAGAGATGAAACTAATACAATCTTTTCTTGCCTCACACAGGTCTATAATCATCGTTGCGTGTGTTACACCATCTGTGCCAGCAGGACAAGAACCTGCCATAACAAGATTGATGTCGATTGTGTCTGGGTCAACAAACAACTGATATGCAGTATCTAACTCACCAACTGTTGGTGTGTCATCTGTACCACCAGTAAGTGGAGATGCAATAACACCAGCGTGTGTTTGAGTTGAAGCATATGTTGCATTAGAAGTACCAGCGTTTGTCAGTGAACCATCATGATCCATCCAACGAACATGAGCAGAACCTCTGTTCACTACGTTTGCATAGAAGTTAGTTCCACCTTGTGGTGTCTTTGCTTCTCCTGCCTGTGATACGAAAGGATATACTTCCATCACTGCATTAGTTCTTTGTCCAGCAACGTCTGCATCAAAACCAGTGTTTCCACCAGTTGAATCAAATACAACAACGTGCATTTCATCACCAGCATAAGACTTTCCAGCAGCCCAAGTTGATGTGCCTGGAGCAGCATCAAATAGGTCATAGAACTTCCAACGTCTACGAACATTAGTCGCAGCAACGAGGGCAGTCTTTAGTCCACCAGTTGAATCTAGTTGTCTGATAGTTAGGTTGTCAGTAGAAATTGCAGTAACTTCATACTGTTGACCGTCTGCTTCTCCGAAGTAAACGATATCGCCTACGTTATAAGCGCCACCGCCGTCACCAGCAGAACCACCACCAGTATCAACTCCAACAGTAGTTGCACCGACAGCAGGTGTTCCAGTTGTTACACCTAATACTCCAGCATTACCAGCAAATGTTTGTTCGTATGCAGTTGCATTAGAACACACATGAACGGCAACACCATTTCCGATTGTGCCTGGGAACTTTGCAGCCCAGTTACCGACAGAACCTTGTCCACCAGCATAATTTGTATCATAATCAAAATCGTTTTTAATCTTCAATCCGGCGCCGTTTGCAGTTGCGTTGAGAGCAGCAGTATCTGCTCTGACCACACGAAGTGCATTACCGTATTGAAGAAAGTTTGCGGCTGTGAACCAGTTCTCAAAGTTATTTGAGTCAGGTTTACCAAAGACTTGATATAGTTCTTGCTCCGAACTAATTGGAATGATTTCTTCTACTGGGCCTTTACCAAAACCAGCAGCAATCGCACCAATTGATGTTGCTACAGCAGGGACTACATTCGTCAAGTCAATCTCTTTTACGAGAACGCCAGGGCTTACTTGAAATGCCATCTCTTTTTCTCCTTTATTGGATACATTATAATAATAGGTTTGTGTTTCCTCAAACTTACGAATATATTTATAATAATTGTTTTCTTCAAAACAGTTTTTATAGATTCAGTAACATATAAATAAACATATGTCAGACTTCTATCAAAAGTACAAAGATACCATAAAGAAAGTATCTAAACGCAATTATCGGGCAAGAAAGATATGGGTTAATGAATATCTTGGGCCTAAATCTTGTGAATACTGTGGTGAATCTGAAACTGCCTGTCTACAATTCTACCCCCATGAGGGTAAAGTCCGTACTCTAACTAAGAGAAAAGGTTTGAACGAGGATTCTAGGAAAGAAGTACTAGACCTAATCAACAAATCCAAAGTAGTCTGTGCAAACTGCTACCTCAAGTTAGAAAACGATATTACTGATATTATGTAGGGATTTTAAGTTCTCTACCAATTAGAATCATATGAACGAACTACTGGACTCCATCTCTGTCCATACTCATCTATAACAGTTTCGCCGTGTGGGTCATCTATACCATTGTCCATAAACCCAAATGGTGCCATGTCCTGTTCTAGTTGTCCTTGTTGTTCTGCATACATTCTAGCACGAATGTCATCGTCTGTCAACTCCTTGAAATAAGTCTGTTGAACCAACCATCCAAATAATACACAACACATTGCAAGGTCATCACAGTGTCCTTCTTCTGCTTCATACGATTGTCCTTTGAGAATAAACGTACTCCACTCATTGATTAGATTGTAATCATTGATGATTAACTTGTCTGTTTCAATAATCTGTTTGATATTAGAACAACCCATCTTCTTTACTGCTTTAGTGGTTCTAACCCCTAGTTGTGCCTTACCTCCAGAGAAACCACCCCCTACAACCTGTCCTGCCCGTCCTCTCATGGACGCCATGATAAGATTCTCGTACTCTAGGTCAAACTGTAAAGCAGACGCAACTTGTTCACCAATATCGTTTACCTCTACCATAACATATGCTTGATTGTATGCTTTTGCAACATCATGTATAATATTAGGGAACAGCATAGGTTTGATTTCGTTGTCACGATATTTTGCACATATCCTATAGGGTACAGTAGAAACATCGAACACAATGAACGCTGAGTAGTCGTTATTCGTACCTCTGGATACGTCTGCTATCATAACATATGTATTCTGTGGTTTAGGTCTTTCATACATATCCAATCCAGCATTAGACTCGATTGGGTTTTGAAACGCCATAGTCTTAATCTTGGATGGGTGAATAAGTGTATTGGATGAACCTAAGAACTCACATTCAAATTCTCTTTGGAACTGTTCTTCTGAAGTGTTTGCAATTGTTTCTTCACGCCACTTATCATCTCTGCCTGGCACTTCACTCCAGTGTACGTCAATGATATTGTATGAGTTACGTTTGTTCTCTGCGTCTGTCCATAGTTTATAGAATAGGTTCATACCGTTAGGTGTAGATACAATAATC